GAAGTAATAGAAAAAATGCTTACCCTCGGATTAATTACCATTGATCAGGCAATGGCAATGGAGGACTTAACACCGAATGGAGATATAAGTTGAAATTAAATTTTAGTATGCCGATACAAGCGGCAGACACAGAGCGCCGAATTATTAGCGGCAAAGTTATGGAGTACGGCGCTATTGGTTCAACTAGCGTTGGTCCTGTTGTCTTTGAGCGCGGGTCAATACAAATCCCAAATACGGCAAAGATAAAGTTGCTTGCGCAACACGAGCCAAATAACCCGATTGGACGCGCTCAATCCTTTTCTACTGAGGGCAATTTTATGTATGGCAATTTTAAGATTTCGAATAGCAGTAAGGGCACAGATTATTTAACTCTCGCTGCGGAGGATTTAGTTTCTGGGCTATCCGTTGGGGTGGAAGTAATTTCATCTCTGCCCAAAGACGATTATCTCCTTGTTACGGCAGCAACACTTGTTGAAGTTTCACTTGTGGAAAGCCCTGCGTTTGAAAACGCAACCGTAACTAAAGTTGCTGCAAGCGAAAGCGATGCAGAGCAAGAACCAACCCAACCAACAACAGAAACAGAAAGTGAGGCAGTCGTGGAACAAACTCCCGCCGCCGCAATACCAGAGGTGGAAACTGCTCCCGTAGTCGAAGCCTCACGAACAACAATTACTACGCCTTACAACTCACAAACAGTGCGACATGGCATTACTTCATCTGGTGAATTGCTACGCCATAAGATTTTGGCAACGCAAGGCAATGAACAGTCAAAATTATGGCTAACTGCCGCAGATGATTTTTCAAGTGCTGGTTTAGGTTTTAATCCAACACAGTACTTGCGCGATATTGTTTCGACACAAGGCAACTTTGGTCGCCCTGCAATGGAATGCGTTGATCGTCAAACACTTCCAGCAAGCGGAATGACAATTAACCGACCTAAATTTACGACTTATCCAACAGTGACAGTTGAAGCAGAAGGTGGCGCAGTTGATAACACCGATGCGGTTTCTGCATATTTAACTTCAACGGTTTCTAAGTATTCTGGAATGCAAACACTGAGCATCGAATTACTTGAACGCTCTGACCCAGGATTTTTTGACGCAATTACAAGAGAACTTCAGAACAATTACGATAAAGTTACAGATGCAGCCGTTATTGCTGCATTAACCGCAGGCGGTACACAAGCATCAACAGTTGCTGCAACTAGCGCAGGTATCATTTCCTATGTTTCACAGGCCGCACCAGCCGCTTATCTTGCCTCAAGTTATTTTGCGAAAAATTACTTGGCAGGTTCAAGCCAATGGACATTGCTTCTAGGCGCAACAGATTCAACAGGCCGCCCAATTTACAATGCGGGCGCTCCTATGAACTCAGGTGGCGTTGCTGCACCAACTTCCGCAAAAGGCACAGTTCTTGGGTTGGATTTATATGTTGACCGCAATGTTGTTTCAACAACAATTGATGAATCAGCATTTATTATTTCACCAGAAGCCTTTACAGTGTTTGAAAGCCCAACCGCTTATATGAGCGTAAATGTGGTTTCAAATCTTCAGGTGCAGGTCGCAATTTATGGTTACATGGCGACAATGGTGAATGTAAGCGGAGGAATTCAACGCTTTAATCTTACATAAGCAACACAACTAACTCGCTTAAACCTGGGGTGCAGGAGGCCCTTTCCCCAGGTTTAGGCCCAATACGAAAGGAATCAAATGGCTGCTACATATACGACAATGCAAGAGTTACGCGATTCACTTGGCATTGGAACGCTTTATACAGACCCACAAATTGAGGAATGTTGCCAAACCGCCCAGGATTTAATCAATTCTTTTCTATGGTTTCAAACTGACCCTGTTGTCGCAACGGGTTTGGCAAGCAATGTGGCAACAGTTGTGATTGCTACAACTACGCCGTTTGTTGTGGGTCAAAGCGTCACAATCGCGGCAAGTGGTGCGCCTTTCAATGGCACAAGGGTAATAACTGGCACTGGCCCTTATTACTCATCTACCACGACACTTATATTGCCTTATCGCGCGGGTTACCCAGTGGGTTACCAATACTTGCAGTTTTCGATTACTGGCGCAGATCAAACACTTCATTTTGTACAACCTTACGGCACAGTAACTGGACCTGACGATAAAACGGCTAGTTACGCCGCAACCGGCGCAATTAGATCAGCATCGCTTATTCTGGCAACTAACATTTGGCAATCAAGGCAAAGCACTCAAAATGGTGCAATGGGTGTTGACGGTTACAGCCCAAGCCCATTCAAAATGTCAAACACGCTCATGGCCTCAGTGCGTGGGCTTTTAGCGCCTTACCTTAACCCGCAGAGTATGGTCGGTTGAAAAATGCCAGCAGCCGCGCTAACCACACTGCGCACAACTATTGCAACCGCCTTAGCCAATGCCGGAGTTTGGTCCACTTTTAGTTTTCCACCTACCGTACCAATTGCCAACTCTGTTGTGGTTGCGCCCTCTGATCCATACCTAGAGCCGTCTAACAACGCACAAAACACACTTGCCTGCAAAGCCAATTTCAAGATTATTATGATTGTGCCTTATTTAGACGCACAGGGCAACTTGGCAAACATGGAAAGCACAATTGTTGCCGTGTTTAACAAACTAGCCAACTCCTCAATTGTGTTTAATATAACTAGCGCAAGTGCGCCTGATGAATTAAACACACCAGGAGGGCAATTTATGACCTCTGATTTTACAATATCCGTTCTAACGACTTGGAGTTAAAATGACCTACCCAACCGAAGCAGATTTAGAAGTCTTGAAAAAACTAGGACTTCCAATACCCACCGATACAAAAACCAAAAAGAATGAGGAGCAAGAATAATGGCTGGAATATATTTAGACAATCTGGTGGGCCTTAAAATTGCCACCGTAGATTTGAGCGAATACATAACCGCAATCACGCTAACGCAAACCTTTGACGAGGTAGAAACCACAACAATGGGAGACACTTCTCACGATTTTGCAAAAGGTCTAGAAGCCTCAACGCTACAGGTGGACTTCTTGAACATTTGGGATGCAGGAAAAGTACAAGCAACCCTGCAAGCCGCTTATGGTACAAGCGTAACTGCGCTTATTGTGCCAGTGCGATCTGCAACTGCAACACCGATTAGCGCAACTAATCCGCTATACACCGTATCAATTTTGGTCAACAATCTGACTCCAGTTGGTACAGGTGGCCCAGGCGACTATGCAAGTTCAAGCATGACATTTACCTGCACTTCATCTGTGGCATACGCTACTTCAGGCACATTTAACTAAGGAGTAATAATGGCAAGGTTAAAAATCACTAGGGCCTCGGGAGATGTGATTGTTTCAATATCTCCCGTGGTTGAGTACGCCTTTGAAAAATACACTGGCAACGGAATCCATAAGCAATTTAGGGATCAAGAGAAGCAATCGGACATATATTGGCTGGCTCACAATGCGTTAATGCGTGTTGAGGTAATCCCACCCTGGGGCGATGCTTTTCTTGAAACATTAATCGCAGTTGAGATTTTGGATGACGAAGCCCCAAAATAATTGATCGGGAAAGTTTTACCTACCTAGTGGCCTCACTAGCGGTAGAGTTAAAGATTTCGCCCGATGAAGTATTAAAGATGGATGAACGCATGTTTGCCACGGTTTTACAAGTATTAAAAGATAGAGCGAGGGAGATGAAAAATGCCAACAGAACTAAAAGGCGTTAGTCAACTTCGCTCGGCGTTGCGCAAATTTGAGCCTGACCTTGCTAAAGGTATGCAAAAAGAAATGGTTATTGCATTAAAGCCAATTGTAAAAGAGGCTAGAGGTTTCATCCCATTGTCTAGCCCAATTAGGAATTGGCGCACAAAGGAAATTAAAGGCGGCTGGCCTTTTTACAATGGACAACTTATGCGCCGTGGTATTGGTTACAAAACAACACCAACTAAACCAAACCCCAAAGGCTGGTCATACGCCGCGTCTATCAATAACAAAACCGCTTCAGGTGCAATCTTTGAAACCGCAGGGCGTAAAAACGAAGGCAAAGGCAAATCTGCTCGGTTAAATTTTGCACCCCAATTAGGCGTTAGGTATGGGCAGGGCGCAATGAACGGGCGGGCAATTTTTAAGGCATGGCATTTTAACCAGGGCAGGGCTAACGGCGCAGTTATGAAAGCAATCCAGAACGCAGCCAATGAGTTTCGCACAAAGAGGGGAACGCTTTAAGTGCCTACCGTAACTAATTTAATGATTGGGATTGGCGCTGAGTACAAAGGCAAGCCCGCATTTAACAAAGCCGACAAACAGATCGCCATGCTTAATAAGTCCGTTGGTATATTAGCCAAGCGCTTTATTAGTTTATACGCCGCGCAAAAATTATTTAGTGAGGCCAAGCAAGCGGTTAAAGCATACGCCGCCGATGATCTGGCTGCCCGCAAATTAACTAAGACACTGGACAATTTAGGCATGGCTTATGAAGCAACAAATGCCTCAACACTTATCGCAGACATGGAACGCAGTTACCATGTTGCTGATGATTTTCTGCGTCCAGCATTTGCTAAACTTATTGCCACTACGCAATCTTTTACAAAATCCAAGGAATTATTAAAACTTGCGCTTAATGCCTCAAGCGGCGCGGTTGTAAGTTTAGACACTACTGTTAGCGATTTGGCGCAGGCTTATGTCGGCAACCTCAAAGGATTAAAAAAATACAATTTAGGATTGACTAACGCTGAATTAGCAACCAAATCGTTTGATGAAATTGCCCAAATTATGACCAGCAGATTTAAGGGCCAAGCGGCGCAGGCGGCTGATACTTTTTCTGGCAAAATGGACGCACTTACAATAGCAACTGGCAACGCAAAAGAGATTATTGGTGAGGGATTAGTTAACGCGTTGTC